TCATTCAAACTTATATTTTGATTCGTATAAGTTTGAAGGTTTGAAATTTGAACGAAAAGTGTTCATTCGAACGGAATATTTTCGGCTGAAAAGTAGGATTTCCGAATATTCAGCCCAAACTGAATTCTAACCCTAATATAATCGCAATCATCGAGAACCAACTAAACGCGTAATTCAACGAAGCACCGCGGATTTTTCCGTAGGCTCGCGCCATGAAGGGCAGCATGATAAAAAACAGCACCCACGATAAGAACCAACCTGTGAACGCATAGGCTGAGAACCGGATGATTTCGTCATATTTATGGTAAAACTGGCGAAGAGTGTCTATGGACATATTCGATAAAATTGAACAATATTTATAATACTATTGTAAATAAACATAAGAACAGACGATCAAAGAAATATGTCACAGAACGGCTACATCTATATTCGCAGACATTCATCATATGACGCATTCAACGCGTGTAAATTAGGAAAAACAACAAATATACCAGATCGAGATTCAATATATGCTACTGGTGAGATTATAAGAGGACGTTTTGTGGTCGTCCTCGAAGTTTCGTTGCCTCAAATGAGTATTATTGAACGATTTCTCCAGCATGAATTTCAAACGTATCATATAAAACGTGACGCTGGATCCGAATTTTACAGTAATGAGATCATAACATGTATAGAACCATGTCTCCAAGAGCACGGAATCACATATCGTCGTATTCCAGAATGTGAAATCGTTGAACTATTGCGAAAACATCGTATTCGCAACAATTTTCAAAAATTACGCGCTTCACTATTAATTTTCCGACTGAAACAACGCTCCGAGTCTACTTCTTATGTCCCACGAGCATATCAAAATGCTATTATTGCGAAATCAGTAGAACACTTTACAAAAAATAACAAAGGGCTTCTTGTTCTTACGTGCGGGATTGGCAAGACTCTGATTTCGTTGTGGGTAGCGGAGAGATTAGAGCGAAACAACCGGATCGTGATCGGTGTTCCAAATAAGCAGTTAGTGAAACAATGGAAGTCTATTATAACGCTTTTATACGCGGATTATCCACTACTTGTTGTATCAGGTGGTGTAAGTGTTGACGACGTCGCCAAATTTATTCAATATAACGACAAACGCCATATCATTATAACGACGTATTCATCTTCTCACAAGGTTTATACAGCAGCGACCGCCAATTCTTGTTCGTTTGATTTCAAAATCAACGATGAATGTCATCATTTAACAACGACAAACATGCGTCTTGCGGAAACAACAAAATCATATATACATATGCTGATGATTCCGTGTGACAAGCAATTATCTCTGACCGCTACGTTGAAGATGATCGATGATACTTCAAATGTCGATGGCAGTATAGACGAGAGGTGTATGATATCGAATGACGACACAGACCATTTCGGCGAAGTGATTGAACGACGTTGTGTATTATGGGCAATCCGACAAGATATTATTTGCGATTATCAAATTCAAACGATTGTGGCGTTGGAAGAACAACTTGAGGTTCTTTTCCAACAGTTTGAAACACGCGATGAAAACAATCAACGTCTTCTACTCAGCGCATATGCCGCGTTGAAAAGTATAAGCGAAAGACATTCGCATCATATGCTGATATATTCCAATAATAAGGCGAACTCAACACAAATCATTACATACATACGACTCCTTCTGGAAGAAAAATATTTCGATATTCCTGAATTATATTGTTCAGAATATCATAGTGATATGAAATCGGGGATACAAAGCGATATTCTCACAAATTTCGGTAATTCCAAGAAGGGTATCATTTCATGCGTCTATTGTCTTGGTGAAGGTTGGGACTTTCCTTTACTCGACGCAGTCGTATTCGCGGAAAATATGTCATCAAATATTCGTATTGTTCAGTCAGCATTACGGCCTTGTAGAAAGAATGTGGACGAACCCAACAAAATCGTGAAGATTATATTACCGATATTGAACAGAGATGATTGGTTGTCTAATCATGAAAATCCAGATATGCGAAAATCCCGCGAAATTATTTACCAGATGGGACTTGAAGATGAAACAATATCACAAAAAATCAAAGTATTTCAGATTGAAATCAAAAAATCCGAGAGAAAGCTGTCGCTCAACGACCACGACGACCGCGACCACGACCACGACGGCGACCACGACCGCGACCACGACGACGGCGACGACGATATCGGAGAATATGACGACGAACTTACCCAACAACTACGACTTAAGACGGTAAAGCGAGCAGCGCTCGGCACATCATACGAACGCGCAAAACGAATCATCGCAGACCACAATATAAAAACCCGAATGGACTATTACAATTTATGTCAGCGCGACAACCGCTTACCAACTGAACCTCAAACAACATACAACGGTCAATTCACAAATTGGATCGATTATTTAGGAATACAACGTGTCTATTATCAGGTAGATGTATGTAAGGCGAAGGTAAGTGAATACTTGTCACAGCACCCAGAAATAAGAGCAAATGGATTAGATTTGTCCAAAATCTGCGAGGATTTGTGTTTATTGGACCCACTTTTCCCACCAAATGGGCTATGGACCGATTATTACAATATACACGAACTCAGCGAAATCATAGTAATTATCAAAAAACGAAAAGCCAACATCGCCTTATGAATGGTGAGGGGAAGTAAAAAATACTTGTTAATGGAAAAATTGAAATAGATTTCAGAAAAAACGATATAAAGTATTTTCTACTTGGTTATATATAAATCCCGCGATGTCGTCATCGAAATCATATACGTGCGACTTATGTAAGAAGGTTTTTACTCAGAAGATTGATCTTACACGTCATCAGAATAGGAAGGGTGCGTGTGTGTCTGTAGGTGAAATACAACAAATGGCGATGAAGAAGGAGGAGAAAACGGATGTTCGGAATGAACTTAACAACGTGTTTGACCGGTGTTTGGATATACTGCGTGCCGAAGGTCATACTGGTGAAAAGGCGTTGCGAAATATTTCGTTGCTCTTGATTTTGAAATTACTTGAACCTCTGTTTCGGTCTGGAGGTAAGATTGATATTGCGAAGTATGATTTCAGCGCGGGATTGGAGGAACATTTTGATAATGAAGGGTTAATCGAACACAACAAACAACGACTACTAACGTGTGTGCTTTTCAGCAATTTATCGAAGGAGAAAGAAGATAATATTCCGCAATTGTTGAAATACATTTGGGATATTATATTGTCGTGCCATCCAGCAACCAAATCTATATTTCTGAAAGGTCGCGGCTTTGATATTCGCCATCAGTCTACATTCAAGAAATTAATTGACCTACTTTGTAAGGTTGATTTAACGAAAACTGAGTTCGACGTTCTGGGAGAGGCATATGAAAAAGTTATACAAAATATAATGACCACCTGTAAGGAGTTGGGTCAATTCTTTACCCAACCATTAGTGAAGAAAATGATGGTGCGTCTTATTGACCCGCAAGTTCGCGAAGATGGAACGTTTGAATCATGCGCTGACCCAACGATGGGAACGGGCGGATTCCTGATTACATATTTACAAACCATCATGGAACAGGCCAAGATACGCAATATTAAACTGAACTGGGATTATATCATTTCCACCGGTTTGTATGGAAAGGAACTCAACCCAGATACGTTTCACTTGGCAGTTTCAAATATGTTGATTTCATCAGGTTATATGTTTGATGGATTGGAATGCGGTGATAGTATCCGCCAACCAATTACGCGAAAATTCGATAATATTCTGGCAAATCCACCATTTGGAATTAAACTGAATTATGACGAGTTACAGTCACCGCTGAAGTGTCAGTATTTTCCAATCAAGACGGATATTGCCGTATCACTCTTCATTCAGGCAATTATTTATATGCTGAATATCGGTGGGAAATGCGCGGTTGTATTACCAGACGGTCAAGACTTGTTTTCAAAAACGAATGCCTCCTTAGTTGCGGTTCGCGAGTATCTTATGAAAACATGCGACTTAAAAGAAATATACTATCTCCCTTCTGGTATATTTACCAACACATCCATAAAAACATGTGTGTTTTACTTTGTGAAAAAACGCGAAGGGACCGAAGTGGTCGAAGTGAAAATCAACGTTTCTAAAACGCAAGCTGAAACCGGACGCGATTACAAGTTTTCAAAGACGCATCAAACAACAAAAGTCGCGTTTTATGACTATAATCCATATGAGGGTGAAGGTGTGAAAAATCTCTTGGTTGAAGTTCCGATTGAGAAAATTGCGAGTAATTCATATTCGCTGAATTATGCGGAATATATGAAAGATGATGCCGAAGAAGAACAATACGAAGATGGTTTTGTGGCGAAGACACTTGGGGAGATTTGTAAGTTCTTGCCAAAAAGCAAAAGGAACGCAAAGTATGGTAATACTGAAGGAAAATATCCATTCTTCAAAAGTTCTACAAAGGTTGATAGTTATGTGAATGAACCGGATTATGAAGAAGAAAGTTTGGTAATCGGTGATGGAGGAGAACCGAACATAAATTACGGTGTTACATTTTCAGCAAGCGACCATTGTTACATTCTTCAAAACAAAGATGTGTCATTATTGAATCTCAAATATGTTTATTATTATTTGTATCATAATTTGGAAATGATGAAACAATTATATACAGGTGTTGCTATTAAAAACATATCAAAAACAAACATTCAAGGAATTAAAATCCCGATTCCGTCTTTTGAACGCCAACAAGAAATCGTAAAACATTTAGATTCTGAATACGAAAAAACCCGTCAGTTGGAAATTGAAATAGAAAACAAAAAAAAACAAGCTCATCAATTTATTGATAGGATTGCTAAGTCTAGTAGTAAAAAAGAGGACCACAAAGAAGAGGACGTCGCGAAGAATGCTTTTCCTGCTGCTGCTGCTGCTGCTGCTGCTGCTGCTGCCACTTCTTCTATCGAAGAAACTACTACACCAATATCTAAAATCGCTCCAAAAACCCGAAAAATAATTGTAAAAAAGCCGGTGGCGAATTTGTAGGGTGAACTGTGTCTATTTCCTGTCACTGCGAGTTCTTCGCCCACTACCACGTCTTCGTGTGTTACGTATATGTCATCGTCGTGATCGTCATTTTATTTTTACTTGTTAAGGAGTCAAATCTTCACAAAACGACGACATACCATAGGGATATTTCTTTCCGGTGCGGACATCCACGTAACCATTCGTATCCGCACAATTCTGCGCAGACCATCCAGTTGTCCAGTTCCATCCAGTTATCCGTGTAACTTCATCGCGAAGAACCATAACGTATTCAGGGCATCCTTTTGCGAGTTCTTGACAGTTGGCGTAGTAGTGTTGGATGGAATGAAGATGGGATGGCGTGCTTTGCTGGTATGCGTGCCATGACTTAATGGAGAAGGTGCGGTATTTTGTAGCAGATACGGCTGGGACGGTAGTAGTTGACATAGATACTTTGTGATTGTGAGATTGAAATGTATAATATGTTTTTTAGACAATTCAATTTTATTCGAAATATTATTTTATTATTTTATTATTTTATTATTTTATTATTTTATTATTTTATTATTTTATTATTTTATTATTTTATTATTTTATTATTTTATTATTTTATTATTTTATTATTTTATTATTTTATTATTTTATAATATTATATATATATATATATATATAGCTCATATTG